CTTCCTATTCGTCTTTTTGAATAGGAGCATACCCGCACCCGTTACTACTTACTCACTACTGCAATATTTCGACAGTAGTAAGGTAAGTTCCTCTGAGCTAATAAACAAGTCAAACTCAGAAGGAGCAAGCTCATAAAAATCAAAAAAGGCTGACGGAATTTCAAATCCGTTATCCCTCATGACAATATGAGATACTCCTCCGTGAATGACCCTATTAGCAAAGAGAACCTTACGTAATAGCGGGCTCCCAACGTAAGGCGAGTTTCTCTCGCCGGGTACTCCCGTAAGCCGATACCACCCTAGGATTTCCCGGGTGATATGGTCTGGCGTAAAAGTCCAGAAGCGTGGAATACCCTCCTCGGTGTTGGTTAGCTCCTCCCTCTCTAATACAGAGAGATTGGACCTCGAATCGATGCAAGCTCGGATGCCATCTCCTTTTAAGATGGCCTTCATAGCTTCCAGTATAAGAGGCAACACCGAAGTGCCCAGCAGCTGCTGGTCCCACAATTCTGAGTCCGCTTGATAAGCGTACAGGAATTGTAGACCTGAGACGTTGTGATGCATTCCAATATCCTTTATAAAAGAGGTTATTGATAGTGTCTACAACGGCCACAACAGAAGCTGGGCCGCCCGCGACTACGGTTTTTGGCATAACAGGGGTTACATCGTAACCCATGAAGCCATGAACCCCGCAGGACTCACGGAAATATCCGTCAGCGTAGCTTTTAGCTACATTGACCTTTAATCCCAACAAGTCCATTAAGCGGATTAGTCGCACGTACCCGTGTCTCGGTGCGATGATATCGTCACCGTAGACACGAACCTTGTCACGAAGTTTCCAAATGTTTTCCCAGGTAGGCTCAGTACCACCGAGAGCAGAGCTCAAGGCAATACAGAGAAATACCAAGGATTGCACAGGAAACGTCGTAGCTGTACCCTGCGAGGCAAACTTCTTCAGTTTTATGAAGGAGCCAGGACTAGAAATATCATTTCTAAGCCACCTCGTTCGTGCGGCGTGCAGAGCGGTTAACACAGAAGCATTGCTCCTGAAAACCCGCTCCACGGTCCAACACGATAGACGATCGCTAGCATCCGACAAATCGACGGTTACCAGTGATTTATCCAGGGAAGAACGAAGGACCAGGTCACTTGAGGCCTTTTGGTTGCGGAAGTCGATAAAATGTCCTTTAAAGACATCTTTCGACCTACGATCTAACCAAGACCAGAGATTCTGTTGACACCATTGGTGTTCAACAGGCTCGCTTGCGATTAACCTCGGTGCTTTCGCACTCTTGGGAACGCAAATCAAGCGACTGGGGAGCTCATGGTTAATGGGCTCCAACCGATCATCGTTGACGCATATAGCGCTAACGCCAAATCGGAACCGACCTTCGAGCTTAGTCGACCAGGAAGGAAACAATGACTTACGCCATTGTTTCTCCCTGGACGCAACAGCACCAGGTCCATGCTTGAAGCCGATTCCTAGACCCTGCTGATCCATACTCCACGAGTGGAATAATGGATCATAGTGTCCAAGTTTCGAAATAACAATGTCAGCAACTAGCTGACAGTGTTCAAGGATGTCTCGGTCTCGCAAACAGTGGTCCACACCCCGTTTACATAGTGAACTGAACAGTTCACCTTGTTCGTGGTGCAGCCGCTGAGTGCAGCAAGTATTGCAGCTACAATCAACGAGATTGCAGCCTGCAGCTTGCGCCGAGTCGAAGTCATCCGACGTCCAGTTCGTACTGGACGGCCGGATTCGTTCTTCGATGTCATGGTAGTTCTCCACAGCCGAAATAATTCGGTCATGAGAGCACTCCACGAGTAGTTTTGCCCCTAGACGACAAAGTTGTCTAAGGAACATAACTGCATTTACATCAACGTCCTGCTTCAAGCAGAGGTTCTTGTCAAAGATCCGCAACCATAGTCCCGAAAATAATTTCGGCACAAGGTTCTTGAAGGATACCCTTTTAGAAAAGGGCCCTTCAGGGCAAAGGCGGCCAGACTCTAAACCGCGTAAAAGTAACGCGTCTAGGTTTGGTAGGTCTAGGGTAAAAACCCCAAGACCTCTACTTTGACAATAAAGGGTGATTCTCTCTAAATCTTTAGAAAGACTTCCCTTCAACCCCGGGAACGCTAGGATTGCATCTTGGAAGATGCCTCCTAGGACGTGGAGTAAGACACAGGTTTGCTGACTTTGCATGCTGGTTCCTTTCGGAAGTTAGCATTTCAGTCGCAAACACTCGCAGAAGTCCTCCAGTCGTTGTCTCATTTTGAGATCGTTATTCTACGACTCAGAGTTGAGCAACTTGGTAACGTTAGCGGCCGAACTCGCTGCCAAAAAGTCCAAAAGACCTTTAGCGAAGAGAACGGGATCAGCAAGGGTATCACCCTGCTGATTTTCCACGATAACGTAAGCATGACGCACCACTGTGGGCGTCGTCGAGGTCGCAAAGATGGTCTGCGTGAGGTCGACAGAGTGTCGATCAACCGTAGCACCAGACTTCTTATTTGCATAAGAAGAGTTCTTTACGATCATCGTAAAATCATCGGTAGCACTCCTAAGACGATACGTAGAACCGTATCCATCCTGGTTAATGCGAACGAGATTTTTAGCGACCGAGTTGATAGTGACAACTGCGGGATCTGCGAAAGCCATTGTCTTCTCCTAGTGGCTCAAGTAAACAGCGATTGGGTCTCTTAACGGGACCTCGTCGCTGCAAGCGAGGCCACTACTCCCATTTGCTGTCCACTAAGGAACGGCAAATGAACGGTGAAAGGAGAAACAAACGAAGACCGTCTGGTTTTTGTCTCTTTAACTATCCTAGCTGTCTGGAGCGACCCCAACACAAGGTTGGGATCCCACCAAGCGGTTATAGGATAGCCTGGACAATGCCATTCAGTCTTCGTGTGCGTCATGGGATAAACACCCATGAGTTGAGCTGGTACAATATTGCGTTGAGACTTAAGATAAGTCCCAATGCCTGTGAACCAGTCGACCAGCCAGGACCAAGGCGTTATTTCCCACAATGTCGAAGCATCGACTGTGAGTCCTAACGTTGACCTGACTGCCCACGCACGTATCTGTTCATTGGACGGCTGTAAGCCACAGGGACCAGAAGGAATCCATCTTGCATGGACTCTAACTGTCACTGATTCGGTAGCAATCGCGTTGTAACCAACGAGAATGCCAGCACTCTGCGCAACAAAAGATATGTTAGCAGACCGACTTCCATTGAACACCGTTACTGTCCTCCGGAGACCTTGACCGCCAAAGAGGCGATTGATCTCCCCAACGCGGTCATTAACCACGCGGGAAAGATTTCGCATCTTGACGATGTCCGAGACTATCGGGGCTATCATAAATTGATATTCCAGATATCGCTCTCCCACTCTGCTCGTAGCTTCTCTGAAGCTACGAGGAGCAGGCGGAGCGCGCCAGAAATCGCGACTACGCATATCCGTCAGATCTTGAAGGATACGTTTGGGCGCAGTTCCTAGGTCTAAGACATTAGCCGGGACGTCCACATAAGGACGACTCGGATTAGTCCGTGCTGCAGCTTGAGTTGCTGCATCCACATCACTAGGTATCCCCGGAATGCCACCAATATGGTCACCAGTAGCATTAGAGCGAATTGCGTCGACAACCCAATCGTTAAATTGGGAAGCAAACGAACCGCTTTCATGCTTATTTAAGTGACCGCCATCTATCTGAAGGTCGACTACACGAAAACCGTGACAGTCGCCATCACCCCAGACATCCTCACAAGAGGAATAGCCAGCGGTTGTAGATAGATTTGTTGGAGGTGTTGGGTTATTATTAAAATACCAGTCCCCTCCGGGTCTGGTCTTATTTCTAACCCTAAACCTACCAGGCATGGTAACACTCCTTTCTTGAAGGCGAGAGGTCTCTCACAAAGTAAGAGAGAACCTGTGGGGTCCCG